ATATGGTTCAATGGTCCATCACAGCGATCACTGGCAGGCACACTGCCCAGGCAGGACGTTGAGATAGGTTGTAATTACATAGAAACGATCAGACCAGTGGACGCCGTGTGTGCCTTCGACATAGACGTGGTCCTTAAACTACGCACATCATCACCCACACTCTACTACACCAGGGCCGACGCCAGGGTGGATGGATGGCGGTTGGTCAACAATGACATCGTGAGTGGTGCCAACTCGGGCATACTGGCCTGTTGGGTGGCGGTTAACGAATTCAACTATGACGGTGACATCTACATCATAGGTTGCGATTGGGGACTCACAGACCACAGCAGGTTTGATGCTATCTACGGCAAGGGTGCCACCAGGAAATACACCAACCACGGCAAGAGCAAGATGCAGAGGTTGTTTGAACACCATTCGGTATTCGTGGTCAATGATCAGATACCTGACGTGCCAGTGCCTGTGATATCGGAAAAACAATTCCTTGGAAAGATCCAATAAATAAGTTTATCACAAGGAAGGACCTTGTAGAATTAAAGAAGGACTTTAACGATGGCGCAATTCGCAACAGACACAGATCTACTAGAATACGTTCCTGACGTCAAGAAATACGGCATACAGGAATTCTTAACAGAACACGAAAAGACATACGATGACATCATCAGACTACTGAACGTAAGATGGTGGCCCACAACAGGATTCGCGAGATACGACGTATCCGTGCTAGGAGGTAGCCCAAAACTATCACCCAGCAGACTGAACTCTGACCAGTTCACCAGGGCCGCGGTTTATCACGTGTTGGCCTACTACATCTATCCAAAACTTTCAACATTTGAACCAGACGGAGACTCATTCCAGGAACAGATGAAATTCTACAAGAACAAATTCGATGAAGAGTTTGACCTTATATTGAAGGACGGGGTCCACTACGACCTGGATAGCTCAGGCTCATACACAGACAGTGAGAAACAATCATTTTACAAGGGTAGGTTGATCAGATAATGTCAGCGAGAGAACAGATAGCAATCAACATCGCAGAACAGTTGGAGAACATGACCAACCCGGCACCAGGCAAGGTGTCAAGGGTTTTCTTTGACGTGCAGAAACTGGCGATCACACAGTTCCCGGCCATATTGGTGGTGACATCAAACGAGATAAGGGAAGACATATCAACGGACCTGAGACAGGGCACACTCCAGTATGAACTGAGATGCTATGTGAGGGGCACGGAGATAGACACATTGAGAAACGAGATAGTTGAGCGAGTTGAAGAGACACTGGAAGTGTCGAGGGACAGAGATATCACATTGGCGGCTACTAACATTCACAACGTGACAACCAGAGTTTCAAACGTGGAGGTGATCGAGAGAGAACTGCCACTGGGCGAAGTGGTTGTGAGAGTGGATGTGATCTACAGATACAAAAAAGGAGTATTATAATGAGTGTTAAAATGTATAAAGGAAAGAATTCAATAATGGTGCGTGGAATGGACGTTCCGGCACGATTGGATGGGGGTTGGACCTTTGAACCCTCTACTACAACAACCAAAGCGACCTTAAAGCCCAGAAGGACCAAAAGTCCCAAACTGAGCAGAGAGGTCCAAGATCCGCCAGGTCCGGCAGATCTAAACACAGAGGAGACTACAAATGGCGACTAACACAGCGACATACACAGGTGAATCTGGTGTGGTTAAGTTCTCTGATGACGGCTCAGCGGTAACGGCGGTGGCAAGTGTTAGATCATTCACAATTGATCAAGAAACACAGACCATCGAATCAACTGTTATGGGTTCGGGATCAAGATCTTACCTACCAGGACTGAAACAGTTCTCTGGCTCTATGGACGTGTTCTTCAGAGATGACAACGATGGGCAGACAAGCCTTTTCGATGCCATCGGTGGAGCGAACGGTTCTACGGCTATTGAACTTTACCCATCAGGCGAGACTACTGGTGTGAAACTATCAGGGAACGTGATCATAACTGGTCATTCAATCACTGCCAACTTCGACGGCATGACTGAAGCATCAATCACATTCCAGGGTGACGGAGCGTTGACAAGCACAGACTTATAATGTTGAATGTCACGATCCAATTTAACGGCAACAAGGTAGCGGCTGATCTCAATAGGGAATTAGATCAAACCGTTCGCCAGATATCCCAGGACTACTTTGACTTGGTAAAGGAAAAGACACCGGTCAGAACTGGTCGTGCTAAACGTGGTTGGAGATTGAAGAAGCAGAGAAAACTGTCTTATTCGGTCAACAACAGAGTCCCATATGTTGGGCGTTTAGATGAAGGATATTCGAAACAAGCACCGCGTGGTATGACACGACCTGCCGCACGGGAAGTGCTTAGAACAAGCAGAAGGAGAATAAGATAATGTCAATAACAGACAAGATCGCAAAACACTACCAATCAGCGATTGCTGGTGAACTAAAGAAATATCATTGTGAGGAGTGGGACACTGATATCTATTTCAGAGGAACTTACCCGCTCAAGGACGAGGGCAAGATCTTGCAACTCCAATCAGAGGGCAAGACGGTAGAGGCACTCGTTGAAAGCATCGTGACCAAGGCTCGAACCAAGGATGGTCAGAGGATGTTCATGGATGCTGACAAAGTTAAACTGATGAACGAGGCAGATCCAATGACAGTGGTCAAGGTTGCTTCCGCAATCAACAACGGTAAGATAACCGCGACACAGGACCAAGCCGCAAAGGAATAAGGTCCAGTGTTGAGTTGAGGTATGTGATGATGTTGGCTGACAGGCTCAAGAAGTCAGTCCAAGAGATATTACAACTGTCAACACTGGAGCACGAATTGTGGTTGGGTTATATGCTGTTTGAAGACCAGGAGAACAAGAAGACTATGACTAAAACCAAACAACAGATGCCGAGGGCCGGAAGATAATGGCACAAGGTAATCTACTCCTAAACATCGCTGTCAAGAACCAGCAGGCCTTGGGCAAGGTAAACAGCCAGCTCACACAACTGCAGGGCAGTAGCATCAAACTATCCACCCTGTTGAAGGGTGCTGGAACGGCCCTGGCGGCCATCGGAGCCACCAAGTTAGTTGGTAGCATCATATCCACCACTGCCAGGTTCGAGGACCTCGGAGATGCTCTAGCGTCAGTCACGGGTTCGGCACAGGCAGGTGCGGAGGCGTTTGATTTCGTCAGCAAGTTCGCCACACAGACACAGTTCGGTGTGGAAGACCTGACCACAACTTTCATCAAACTGAAAGCATCGGGCATAGAGCCAACACAGGACCTACTGACATTGTTCACGGACACCGCGGCGGTGACCACGGACCAATTGGGTTCACTACAGGCCATAACTGACCTATTCGCGAGGACAACATCGGGTGGTCTTGGACTGGAAGAATTAAACAGATTGGCTGACAGGGGTGTCCCGGTATTCAGGATACTTGAAGAGCAGTTAGGAATAACAAGATTACAGATTTCAGAAGTTGGTAAGACAGCGGAAGGATCTAAAAAGATTTTAAATGCACTATCAACAGGATTGAAACAGGATTTCGGTGGTGCCACAGCAAGGGTCACGGACAACTTATCAACTCAATTTTCCAACTTCAACATCGCGTTAAAGAACACCGCGAACACTTTTGGCCAAGGACTTTCACCTGTGCTCAAGGATGTCACGGCAGACCTAACCGGTTTCATAGAGGAGAACGATGATCTAGTCAAGACACTGGGCATCGCGGTGGGTGGCGTGCTCAAATTGGTGGTCCTGGCATTCGGTGCCATAGCCAAGGCAGTCATGCAGGTGGTCAACGTCCTTACAACTGCCACTATCAAAGTCAAGGATTTCGTTGGTGCTGTAAGAGACCTCATACCATTCCTTAGGAAGACAGAATTAGCACAGAACAACAACGTGGAAGCGTTGAGGGCCATGCACGAGGCCTACCAGAATTCTGGTGCCAGTGTGCAACACTACACCGACGCCATCATGCGGAACACACACCAAGTGGAGGCCGCCGACAGGGTGTTCAAACACTACGATGACGCCATAATCAGGACCAAGAGGTCCAACGACGCCGCGGCCAGATCGGCCGACGAGTTGAACGAATTATTCAAGAACAACGTCATCCTGGAAGCACTGAACAGGACCATCGGAGAGGGCTTCACACCACTGGAAGGCAAGATACAAGCGGTCCAGGCCGGAATGGGTGCATTCAAAAACACAGCATCAAGTGCCTTGACAGATGTGTTCATGGGCACCAAGAAACTGAGTGATGCTTTGGGCGAGATAGCCAATGCCACACTGAAGGCCCTGATACAGGGTTTCATAAATCTTGGTATAACCATATTCATACTTGAACCATTAGAAAAGTTCTTAAGGAAACAAATATCCAATCAGCAAAAATTGAACAGCCAATTGAAAACAGAGATAGCACTGAGGACGGTGCTGGCATTCCTTACAGGCGGCACCAGTATGTTCGGAGGCTTCAGGGCTTCTGGAGGACCTGTTGCGGCCAACACCGCATACGTGGTCGGGGAGCGGGGCAGGGAAGTTTTCGTGCCCAACACATCTGGAACCATAATCCCTAACGAGGCACTCAGCGATGGCCAGGCAATGGGTGGTGGCATAGGTGGAGACAACATAGAGGTCACGTTCAACATCAACACGATTGATGCCACGGACTTCGATCAACTATTAACTACAAGACAAGACATGATCATAGGTCTCATCAACAGGGGCCTAGCAGAACGAGGTAAAAGGAGTTTGACAGCATAATGAGTGGAGTATTCCCAATAACAGCAGGTTTCCAGACCTTAGATTTCCAAAGCAACACCAACAGCCGAGTGTCAGTGAGCGT